CAACGAAATCCATAATGTTCATTGCGTTTTTACATGTTTCATTTAAAAAGAACTGCAAGTTAAACGTTTTATTATGCGAATTAGTATTGTTTGTTGTATTGTGAGTACCCGTTTTAAGTACTTCCATCATCATGTTTTTTAATTCACTATTTTCTTTGATAAGTAACATAACTAATTCTTTATCTACTACATAATTATTACTTGCATCCTTAATCGAAGGAGTACACTTCTGTTGGTGATACCACAGGCTATTTCGTGCTTTATAACATTTATTACAAGTATTACATATAAATTGGGCGGCATTTTTTGCCTTGAAATCGTTCAAATTTGTTCTATTTTTATGTTTAGCTGTCGCCAAATGCGTCTCATAATTATGCTTCTTGCTACATTTAAAGTCACATACTTTACATTCATACAGTTTGGCATTTTCTGGCTTGTTTTCCATTCTATTATGTTCTATAATTATAGAACGGAAAAAATGCCTAAATCATTTCCGCGTAAAAATATTTAAAAATTAGCATCACAAATTGAAAATTATTTTTTTTGTACCCAGACGCTAAATTTTTTTTATGCAGCGAAAGATTCCGATTTTCCAAGTTTATTTTGAAAAATCAGAAATTGGACATTTTTTTTGTCCATTTTTCACTTTCCCAAAAAAGTCTTGGAAAAAAAAATACACGAATTTATATAATAAATGGATTTGCCTACTTAAATAAACTTTATTCCTTGTCCACCATTATTTCTTTGGAAATACGTTTGATGATTTTGTTTTCATTGCACAAATCATTACTCCCTATGCCGCCCATCGCTTCAATAACCATTGTATTATACTGCGTCGAGATTTTTGCGGCACTTTTGCAGTAATCAGGATGCTTTACCTTGAACTCCCCAATAAGTTTGGCATTTTTATGAGCTATGTGCTTAATTGCCTTGCGAAGTTTAGGCTTAGACTCTTCCTCCTTATCCCATTTGCCTTCGTCCTTTACATAGATAACCTCCCTTTTCTGGTCGGTGCAATGAACAGGTCTCTCGGTAACATCCATACTTTGTAGATTCTTTATGATGATATTAGACATTCCATTTACGAATCCTATTTCCCCCATTCTCTCCAAGTCATTCAATTGTAACTTTAAAGAGTCAACGAAATCCATAATGTTCATTGCGTTTTTACATGTTTCATTTAAAAAGAACTGCAAGTTAAACGTTTTATTATGCGAATTAGTATTGTTTGTTGTATTGTGAGTACCCGTTTTAAGTACTTCCATAATTTGATTTTGGGCATCCACCATCATTGTTTTTAATTCATGATTTTCTTTTACTACTTCTTGATTAACTTTAAGAATTTCACTATTTTGTTTCAATACCATCATAACAAACTCCTTATCAAACGCGAAATTAGTATTGGTATCCATAATTGGTTGGGCTTTAGTACATGTTTTTTTATGACGGTAATATCCGCTGTCATGTGAATACTTTTTGCCACAACTACACGTAAATGGTTTTGCGTTTTTTTGCGTTTTATTTATATCATTTGATACCATTTTACTACCATTTACATGTTTTTGATGTTTACGGGTTGCGATATGGCGGGTATAGTCTGATGAATTAGACGTATCAAAGTCACATAAATCACAATAATATGTGTATGCGTTTTTATGCGTTTTTTTTATATCATTTGCTATCATTAATTCCTATTGCGAAATTTCCCTAAATCCTTTTCCGAAAATAATATTTAAAAGTTATCGTCACAAATTGAAAATTTTTTTTTTGGTACCCAGATGATAAAAATCGATTATGCAGTAAACGTTTGTGTTTTTCCAAGTTTATTTTGAAAAATCAGAAATTGGACATTATTTTTGTCCATTTTTCACTTTCCCAAAAAAGTCTTGTAAAAAAAAATACGCGAAATTATATAATAAATGTATTTACCTACTTAAAGAACCTTTTAATATTTATAAATATTAATTAATATATATGTGTTATAATATATAAATATATTATAAGACATATATATATAACATGCAGATTAAATACGGCACAGCTGATATTAATATTGATGTTACTGAGATTTGTTATGCCAAATTGTTAAACGCAAATAATATAATAACAATCCCATCTGGCGATCACAACCGAACACATTATTTTACTGATCCAGTTTTCGGAACTTTAAAAAAAATATTTATAACATTCAATGATGCCGATACGAGGGAATATGACCATAATAACGATATAAATATTAATACTTTAACAAATGAAATAACAATATGTGAAATAAATAATAAAATAAATGATTTACATAGCAAATTAAAATTTCATTATGGGTCATTAACAGAGGAATTACCTGAGCAAAAAATGGTTGTCAGATATTTAACCGGGAATGAAAAAGTATTGGAAATCGGGGGTAATATAGGAAGAAATTCTTTAATTATTGGCAGCATTTTAGGAAATAATAAAAACAATTTTGTCACATTGGAATGTGACACAGGTATAGCCAAGCAATTAATGCATAACAGAGATGTAAACAACATGACGTTTCATGTTGAAAGTTCAGCATTGTCAAAGAGAAAATTAATTCAAAAAGGTTGGGACACAATAGTAAGTGATACGTTGTTATCAGGATACCATCCTGTTAATATACTGTCGTGGAACGATTTAAAAAATAAATACAATATTGAGTTCGATACATTAGTTTTAGATTGTGAAGGTGCGTTTTATTATATTTTAATGGATATGCCGGAAATATTGGAGAATATATCTTTGATTATTATGGAAAATGATTATTGGGATATATCGCATAAAAACTATATTGATAACATATTAACACAACAAAATTTTTATGTAGATTTTGTCCAATCAGGAGGATGGGGACCCTGTTTTAATAAATTTTTTGAAGTGTGGAAAAGACGTTGAACAAACTAATCATACCAACATATTTACAATTATAAATTTAAATTGAATTGAAATTTATTATTGAAAGCGTTACAACAATTATGACATCTTACATGGATTTAAACATGGATTTAAACATGGATTTTAAAACATTTATATTTGTAGATGGCAGCTATTACTGCTTTTATAGATATTATTCGCTACTAAATTGGTGGAAAAACGCGCATAAAGATGAACCACTTACGGACCCTATGCTGAACACGGTTTTTGTAGATAAATTTAAAAAACTGTTTGTAGAAAATCTGCAACAAATTCCCAAAAAACTCGGCATTAAAAACACAAATCCTACCATGATTGTGGGTAGAGATTGTAAGAGGGAATACATCTGGAGAACTGAACTGTTTCCACAATATAAAGGAACCCGGGTATACAACGAAGGGTTTATGGGGGGACAATTCTTCCAAATGGCGTATGATGACCAATTGTTTCAGCAAGGTGGCGCAAAGACCATTATGCACCATCCTAAATTGGAAGCAGATGATTGTATTGCGATTTCTGTAAAACATTTAGCTGACAAATATCCGAATTGTAAAATTTATATTATCACCAGTGACCGCGATTATTTACAGCTTAACGCACCCAATATAAATATATTTAATTTGGCATTTAAAAATATTGCCGACGCCAAAAGTAGTACGGGTGACGCCAAGAAGGACTTGGAAATTAAAATCATAATGGGTGACACGAGCGACAATATACCGTCGTCATTCCCCAAATGTGGTCCAAAAACCGCACTTAAATGTGTAGAGGACTCAGAATTCTTCACCAAAAAAATGGCGGATAATCCAGAATATTACAAACAATACGAGTTAAATAAAACTCTTATTGATTTTAATCGCATACCAGAAACGTTACGCGATGAATTTTACAAGTCGGTTGATTGGTTGGATTAATACGCATATTCTATAATCATTAAAGAATATAAATCATGTTTCAAAATCGTCATTTTTTTTAATTAGTAAAATAAATTTGAACTAATCTTTCTAGATTATCAAAAGTACGTAAAACAACGTAACCAGTTGAATTTAAATATTTGTCAGTACCATTAATAATTGTAAACTTATATGTAGTATTAGCTTTCAATCCATAATTACCTTGACTATTTAGGATTTGAACGCCTACGGGTTGGAATTGTATATTGCCATCAGCTAAATAAAACGTTTTTACATTATTTACAAGCGCACTACCATCCGGTTGAATAATGCACAGTTTATTTTGCACAAAATTGCCGATTATTTGATTATTAGGTTTGTTTAGTTTCCCGGTTGATATTACTATTAAAGATGAGCCAAACGATATTTTAGTAACGGGCGATTTAGTGGCATCATCAGTATACCAAAATTGTAAATCACATTTCTGGTTTTGCGGCATTCCGTGTAACGTAGAACCATTGAGCATTGTTGACGCAACCCATAAAGAAAATAATAATATCACCAATATAAAACTTACCGCAAAATAACGATGTAATGCTTTCATAATATTATAAATATTATAAATATTATAAATGTTTTTTATAAAAAAAATACGATTAACAATCATGCACATGTTTAAGAGTCTAAATTTAACAAATCATAAATTATAGTTAACTCGATATTATATTACACATATCTTACCATAATATATGAATGCTTAAATTATTAGGCGAATATTTATTTTTTTTCCAGTTGCCCTTTATGGACCTACTTCGTGTCAAATAGTTGTGTCTTCGTTTCTTGTCTTTGTGTTTGGTATAATCTTCGTATCCAATTTGACCAAAATTTACCCATATCTTATTTTTGGGGTCATAAATTTTGTATTTTTTATCTTTTTTATCAGATGGATATATCTTGGCGGTTTTACCTAGATATTTATACGCCATGCGCTGTGCTTGCATATAATTTGAATATTTGCGCAATTTATTTGTTTTGTTATTCATATATTATTTAAACATTTTATTATATTAAGTGCGATTGATTAATTGTTTCTTTTACAATGTAAAAAAATATCATTATAATAATAATATAATAATAGTATAAGCATGTCATATGTACCAAACGAATTAAACGTAACCATGAATACTAATATGCCTTTGTTTTCTAAACTAAAATATAAACCAGATATGACGATAAAGGGATTAAAATCTAAAAATATACAATTTAATCCATTGATAAAATTAAATGACTCAATTGTGAAAAATACTTATGCAAAATTAAAACTAATCAACCCGAAAATGCTAATTAGCGAATTGTTTTTGGAAAAGTCTAACTTTACTACATTATTAAATTATCACAAGTCAACCGGTTGGATACAAAATATAACATTAGAACAAGCACATCAAGACGGTAATATAGACAATAACATTAACATCACATTGAAATACGTGTTTGAACCACGAAGTCTGATTTATTTAAAAGATGAACCATATTCAATTGGTGCGTTAAATTGGACAACTGGGGATTGGAAATTAGATACTAAAGAAAAAGTGCAATCACTACCAACAAATAATCCTTATTTGCGTTCGGCAATGATAACTACTAGGATTATTAGTGGAGATAAGGAATTAAAGGCGTTATCCAAATTTCATCCAAATTTAATGCAAGGACCAAATTATGTACCGGATCCATCAATTTTTGCGTCGGGCATTACTCCGGCGCTAACACCTGCATCTGCGCCTATAATACCTAGACCTATAATACCTGCATCTGCACCTGCACCTGCACCTGTACCTGTAATATCTACGCCTGTAATACCTGCAGCTGCACCTGTAATACCTGTACCTCTAATGCCTGCGCCTGTAATACCCGCCCCTTTACCGTCTGGACCTAAACTTATTCTTCCTCCTCCTGTACCCAAACCTCTCCCGGCTATAACCGACGATTCAGGAATAGAAATATTACCTGATGATGCTAATTATGTTCCACAGCCGGTTTTTTCGTATAATGAAGTAGCCAGAATGCGATTACCTTTTGTATTATATAACAAAAAAAATAACAAAGATGTAAAAGCGACAGATGTTTTACAATATGTATCTGATATGGGCATAGACACAATCAGTTTTAAAAACATCAAAAGAAAATCAACATTAATTGATGCGATTTTAAATGAAATTAAGACACCATCTACGAAAATTGTTCAAACCTATTTCAATAAAGGAGAGTTTTACAAGATGTTAAATTCAGTTTATATAAATTTTGATGATAACATTAAAACTAGTATAAATAATGTGTTTATGACTCAAACGCCTATACAAGCAGGTGCGGGCGCAAATTTAAGCAAAGCTGCGTACGAATCTGTTATAGAAAGTTTAAATGTATATCCTAATGTAGGCGGAGGAGACTGTTTTTTTATAGCTATTGCTGACGCAATAAATAACTATAATTATGTTAATCTAAGTACTAAAATTACATACAATAACAACGGCGTTAGTCGACCATTCACCGTGGATATATTAAGAACAATTGTGTATGATTATTTAATAAACCAGCCGCCTGATATAATTGATGATTATGTAAGGGATGGAGTAGAAAATACACAGAGGCTAAATGCTCAATTCGACGAAGACCTAAAACAAAGGGAATCATTAGGGCAAGTTTCCGCAGACGAATATATAACACTTGCAAATGAAATATTTAGTAATGATGCTTTAGCTATATTTGTAACAAAACCCACCAAAGTGCCTGATTTAGTAGACAAATATTATGCCCCGTTTTCAGCTGTGTCTAAACCACAAATAGAACCGTATATTAAAAGCCGCAATTATTGGGCAGATGAAATCGCGGTGTATGCTATGGCAAACCTTTTGAAAATAAATGTAATTGTTCTAGAAGAAAAAAATAACTTGTTAAATTCAGTATGTTTAATACAAGATAATACAGAAGACCAATTTAAAGATTGGGATAAATATGTATTTTTATATTATAGTGGAGGACATTATGAATTGGTAACATTTAATTTTACCAGAAAACCGGATAAGATTTATATGGCTGTTCCAACAATCACTATATTTAATAGGAACCCACCACTGCCAAATCCTAAAAAACCATTGCAAGTACATTATATAGTTCCGTATTACATCATATTTTGTATGTTTGGTAGTTGTTATTATCCAATAAAAGATGTTTATAAACAACGAAATATTGAGTTTTTAAAATTATATAATGAAAATGTATTTGAAATTATAAACAAAAGCCTCAATAGAATATTGTCCGACAATAACTATATACACACTACACAAAGTTATTCTAATGTTGAATTTGCCGAAACATTTAACAAATATTTTCCAAAAAGTGATATTCAAAAACCTATAAATGTTCCACGGGTAACAATGGGTGCCCTGCGAAGAAGTCTGCGAAATAAGGTAATTGGGGGTGCAGATGCTTACTATCAAAATCCCTTACAATCAATTGGGAAAGAAGAATCTGATTTATGTTATACTATAAAAATAGATTTAATGTTAAGGAAGGGCACAACTATTACGGACGGAGAATTAAATACATTGTTATGTAACGCGCAATGGAATAAAATTACAAAACCTATATCGACAATATTAAACACGGCACACTCTATTCCGCCTGATATAAATCTTGCGATTGTAAATAACCGAGGCGCACAAAGTACAAATAATAAAACAAAAAAAATAAGATAATGTGGAAAAAGTTTTAAAACTTGACGGTGTAAAATAATAAATAGTAAAACTTTTTATTATTTGGTAAAATCTGTTTAGTTATTAATCTGAAAATTAAAGTCTGAGAATGCTTTTTTTTGGTTTAATTTTTTTTTCTCTTTGTTTGCCTTTTCCAATATTGACATAGCTTGTGCGAGTTCGGTTTCGGACACTTGACCATCACCGTCAGTGTCGATAAGCGTGTGTAGAATTCTATACTTTTGTGGAACGACACATAACGCACTTTCTTCATTAAATAAAAAATCAGATAAAATAGTAAATACAGCGGTTAACCCTAACGCAGCATAAATATCACGAGTACCCATCCACGCCATGGCAAATACTAGAAGCTGTT